ACCGTATTGGCCGCCGCCTCGCCGGAGAATGTGTCGATTCCCTTAATATCAACGTCGTTTGGGTTATAGTCGGCATACACCGGATTGTCGGCATTGTTTATCCGGTAGTAGAACCTGGGGATAAACACCATGACCGAGCCGTCCTCGAACTGGTAGTTGCCATAATTGTCCGACGTTGGATCACTAAATCCCGAGAGCGCGATCATGCCGTCCGGAATCTCATAGTCCGGGCATATCCCAACCCCAAACCCGGCCTCGCCCGGGGTGCCTATCAGCCCCACACTGGAGTCGGACAGCAGCCCGATCATTGTCCGCAATCTATCTCTATTACTCATCAGGCAGCCTCCTGTGTAATCCATATCTCGACCCTGGTGTCACTGACATACTCGGCATAGATGATGTTCAGCTCATCCAGCGCATACGCACCGTTCAGCGTCACCCAATGACCAGGGACGACTGGCGACACCGAGTCCTGGTGATAAATTTTCTGAATGACCCCGGACCGGGCATTGGTTGTGTCGTCTGTAATATCTCCTGATCCAGGAGATGACGCAGTGTTGTACGCCCTGGGCACATCAAAAGAAATCTCCACTCCGCTGGATTGGATTGGAAGAGTTGCATCAATCGCCTCGGAGTCGGTGTAGCGGGAGTGGTGGGCGGACGTATTCCCAGCATGATCATCCAGATCTTTTTGGGGTACCGGTATCGGCTTGATTGTCGTTTTCATCCCTTACTCCTCCAGCTCATGCACGATCACTTCCCCTGAGCTCACCGCAGCGGAGAACTGCAACACCAGATCAGCCACGTACCCGCCCAAGCCCTCGATAGTCCGCACGCTGGCCGCCGGTATCTGGTATCCCGGCGTGTTGGCCGCAGCATTGAGCAACAGTGTGATGTCCGCGTCCGAGTTGTTGTAGACCTCCACCTGGTCCGTACCATCGGCCAGCGTGATCGTAGTCGGGTCCCCGGCGCCTGTACTGCTGATCGTGCTGTGCACGGCCAAAACAGGATTGTAATACGGGCTGTCCGATGTCTTGGTCCAGTTGCTGGCCGTCAGCAGCTCATAGGTCTGCACCGTCTCCCCGGGCTGGACATAGACCCGCTGAGAGCTAGTATTGGTAACATTGCGGGCCGCGCTTGAGTCGTTTCTATATGTTGGCATAATGTATCTCCTATCCCGGTCACCATCTCCAGATGGCCCGATCTCCCTCATGTGGATCTATGGACTCCCGGCAGTGCCGGGGATCAAACCAATGCAGGCCCCGACAGATGTAATAGGCCCACTTGCGGCCATCCCGGGCCGCCTTGCCCAGCCGGCTGGAGATGGTCTCCTGCGGATCTCCGCCCAGCAGGGTATTGGCCCCGCAGTCCAGCCAGATGAGCAGATTGAGCCCATACCTGCCGATGGTTCTCACAGCTGATCCTTAATCGCTTTTTTCAGTTTTCCTCTGGACTTCTGGGCCAGTTCGTCCAGGGGCACTCCCAGGGTCTCGGCCACCCCCTCGATGGTGTCCAGGACCTCATCGTCCTTTTTAACCTGAATCGTGAAATCTTTTGTTGATCCCCTGGTAAAGCTCTTTATAAATCCTGGAAAGCCGTCTATTCCTGCCATGTACCTTTCCTATGTTGTGGGCAATAGCCCGATTTGTGTCGTGTATACCGCGGACAGCCGGGTTGTTTGCATTTTTTGAAATATGCCTGTTCCTGCTCAGATTCTTGATTTTGAGCAGGCTTTTCCATGTCAGTTATCTTCTGGTTGCCAACTAGACAACGCTTCAAGTTCTTCCAAATCAGCATTTCTTTTTCTTAATTCACTTAAAGCCTCTTCAGGTATTTGCCCTTGCTGTCGTAGGCGATATATAAGCTCAACTAAGCTTAGTGCAGATTGCACCAGCATATTGATCTCTTGACTAGTCATTTTGCACCTCTAATAGTTTTGTCGATACTTGCCTGAGTAGACGAATAAATTCCTGTTTTGATTCAGGACTGCTTTCACCAGCAATGACTGACTTATTATATGCAATCAGTACCGCCCTGGCCTTATCTAACACTGGTGCAATATTCTCCCGCATGTATTCACGCTGCTGCTTATCAACCGATATGTAATGACTCTTATATGTCTCATGCACGGCTTGATAGCGCTCAGTCAAAGTCAAAGCATATTCAGGCTCAGTGACTTGCATTTGACTGCAAGCGCAAATAAAAAGAAAAACAACTGGTATAAAATATATTCTACGCATAATTACTTACCAAATGCTTTAAAGATTTCAATTATTTCATTTTTCGTTATTTCCCTATCTCTTGAGGCGTTATAGATAGCCAGAGCAATTTTCTTGTATGTGCTTTTCTTCTTGCCAAGCACAACAGACAAAATACCCAATCCGGCAGTTGCCAGTATTGATATTAGTTCTATATCCATTAAAATATCCCCGCTATCAGCTTTACTGACACAGTCAGTTGAGTCAGTCCCATGGGTATCACCACCAGCCATAAATATTTGATTTGGTGTCTGGGGCAGCTGGCCTGATAGTTCAGAATTTGGGTGATAGTGCCGTCTGTGGCTGTCAGTGCATCCATTTTGAGCCATAATGCCTGCTGTTCGGATTGTATTTGCCGGATTTGTTCTTCCTGGACAGCGATCTTTTGTAAGGTCTGCTGGATCGTCTCAAGCTTCTTGTTTTGCCGCTCCAGCTGTTTATGTATTTGGTCGATGGCCTGCTCAGTCGTCATTGATTCTCCAGTGGATCACAGCCCCGGTTCAGCCCGGGGCTGTGTCAGTGCTTAGCTGGCTGCGATCATATCGATGAGATAACCACAGGACTTGCTGATCTCGCTTTTGGCCGCTCCATCCTCGTCGTAGCTGACGAGAAACGAAGCCGCGGTGTCGTGGCGGACCCGAAGAATATCGCCGCGCACACCTTCTTCACGGTATTGCTCCACGATTGGCATATCCGTACCACCCGCGCCCTCGTTCCAGAGAAAGGTCCGGCCAATAGATGGATCTGTGATGTCTGCACCCGGGCTGGAAGTTCGGCACAGCATAGCGTACCTGGTACCCCAGATGTCGGACAGACTGGCATCCTGGCCCTTCTTGGAGCTGTTATAGAGAGAGCCGGCCACCAAGAGGTTTTCCACGTCCAGCATGGCCCGGATGTGCTCAGCTGTAATCCGTCCGGTCTTGGCCGCGTCCGGGAATATCTGGTAGACCCGCTCCTGTACGGCGTCCATCTTGCGCAGGTTTTTCAGCCCCTCGTAGGGGACGATCAGGGTGTTGGCATCCACGCCATTGCCTCGCAGACTGTCCCGGCCTTCCTCGATGTCATAGACCGGATCTGCGTCTGCATGTGTAGTCCATGCGGTGGTGGCGTTATTGGCAGTGAAGTTGGATGTACTGATGATCTTGTCTTTTACCCTCTTTTCATGTTCCCGCAGGATGGCGTTCATGAGAATCCGGGCGATGCTCGCCTCGTAGTTGAACTTGCTGCTGTATATGGCCGCCTGACGGTCATCGATGGGGTACTCCAGGCCGTTATCGCTGGTTTTGTAGAATCCTTCCTCGAATTCCTCGATGATCCGGTTATAGCCACCTTTGGCATTGCGGCGGACATCGTGGATATTGAACAGGGCTTCCTTGGGGATGACAGGATAGGTGGCTGAAAACTCGGCCACAGAAAAGATGGGCATCACGGCCAGGCCGATAAAGCCCATCAGCAGAGATTCCTGTTGTACCTCCCAGACCACCTGTCCCAGGTCTGGACGGCTCAGTGTAGTATCATTGGTGGGTCGCATATTTTTACTCCATATACGTCGCGTGGACGGTTATCATTAGCTGGTCAGGATTTGCCGCTGATACGCAACCCAGGCCTTGAGCAGGATTACATCGTCCGTACCCAGGGTGCCATCCTTGGGTTGCATGGTCAGCTCGATAGCTGCGGGATAGGCGGTCAAGTTCGCATTGGCCAGGGTTAGGGTTACCTCCTGCACGGTTTTTGCCGTGGCGTCCCCGGTCATGGCGTCGGTATCCCCGCCGAAGTCTGCGTCCGCGTCATAGAGCTCGCCCACGTCGTTGTTGAAGGCCTGCACCGTGAACTTGGTGGCGTCCCCGACCGTGGCCCCGGTCTTGGCCGCCAGGATGTGCAGCACCGCATCCGAACCCGCATCCATGTCCGGCGGGACCAGGACCTTGGTGGCTACCGGTGTCGGAGTGGCGTGATTATTCCAGCGAATGCCCATGCCCTCGGCCGTGGCACAATACCCCGGAGTGGCGCTGTCTCCGTCGGAGAACTGGGCCAGTGCGGTACCGTCATTGAGGATATTCGGCATAGGAACCTCAATGATCCCCTTGGCCGTGGCAATGTGCTGATAAATCTCTTGCAGGGCGGCCTCGACCGTGGCAGTAGAGGTAAAGCTCCCAGAATCCGATATAGAGACTGTGGCAGCAGTTGTGGACACCCCGGGGTGAATCATGACCTCCACGATATCACCGGCAGCAGTGGCCGCCTCCAGGGCCTTGAAGTAAGCCGTCCCACTGGATGTGTCGCTCACCTTTCCATCCGCTGCACCGTAAATGTCGGCCTCGTAAGAAAAGGAGTCTGCCGCCTCGACCAGCACAGATCCTTCCCGGCAAAGAGGCAGCACAGTGACCAGATCGCCGTCATCTGCTCCGTCTGCGGTAATCCCGATAAAATCTTCTCCGGCGTCGGCATAGACCACTTCGCCAGGAGTGATGGTCGAGCCGTTTTCCAGCTTGACCCGGCGAAACGGGGCCAAGTCCTCCCCAGCCGTAAAGGTCAGTGGACCCTCGGTCCATTTTGCTTGTGTCATGACCTATCTCCTATTTCTTGTTTTTGTCGTTGATCCAGGCTTCGTGCAGCTTGGGGTGACTGGCCGCGATTGCTCCGATGGACTCGGAGCGTTTGCACTGGTTTTGCTTCTGATGCTCGTTGACCAGGGTCTCAAACTGCTGGCCTTCGGTTTCCTGCGTCTTAGTGGCCGCCGGAGCAGGTGGCGGGGTAGCCGCCTCCAAGCCCTCCAGGATCTGCTGCTGGGTAGGGTCGGCCTGTCCGCCTTGGGGTTGCTGAGTCCCAAAAATCCCCTTAGCAGTAGTGACCTGATCGGCGGTCAATCCGGCCTGCATGACCTGATCAAGGGCCCCCTTGGCATCAGCACCCAGCACAGCCTCAACCAGGGCCACGACATGATCCTGAGCTTCCTTGTTGCCCTGGGCCTTGGCCGTGTCCACTTCCTGCCGGACCTCGGCCCGGCCTTCCTCTTTCGCCTGCTCGTAGAGCGTGGAATGCTCAGATTTGAGCTGATCAAATGTGAGTGTCATAGCATTAACTCCTGTATATGATTTTTTGTCTTGCATCTCGGCTATCAGCCCCTCTAGAGTACCGATTCTGTCCGCTAGACCCATTTCAATAGCCCGCGAGGCGATAGCTACATCGCCTTGTAGGCTAACTACCTGTTCCCGGGTCAAGCTTCGGTTTTGCTGAACCGCCTCGATAAACACCTCCGCGATGGCGTCGGCTCTATCCTGGATCTGTCGCCGCCCCTCGTCCGTCTCTGGGTCGGGTCGTTTTTTGGGACTAGCCGTGGATACGATCTCCAGGGAATTGTCGGAACGCCGGCGCATGCTGAACACGACCCCAATAGATCCCAGCTCGGCAGTATTGGCGGTCACAATCTGATCTGCCGCCGATGCGATCCAGTACCCAGCAGAGGCAGCCATACCCCCGACGTAGGCATAGATAGGTTTATCTTTCTGCATCCTGATAAAGTCAGAAAGTTCGTTGATCCCACCCACCTGACCGCCGGGGGAGTCGATCTGCAAAATAATGGACTTGACCTGTGGATTCTCCAGCGCGGCCTGCAATTCCTGCATGACGCCCTCGGCAGATGGCAGGCCAAAGATCCAGGTCAAGATATTCTCGTAATGGAAAATTGGACCTATAACCTCGATCACGGCCACTCCGTCCCGGATCTGGGTCAGTTCAGTGTCCCTGGGGCGATCCCCCATCTTGGCCATAATGGCTTGGACGGCACCCACCTGATCGGCCGCATCCTGGACTTGCTCTAATCCAGCTTCAGTGATGGCCCATGTCTGAGCCAGGATCTGCGGATATGTTGCTGTCTGTCCGGAGGCCGGCTCAAACTTGATACTATCCTGGCTGTTACAGTGATCCCTTGCTTGAGCCTCGGACCACCTGGAGGTAGGATAACGATTTGCTTGTCTCACAGTTTGATCGTCCCGTTTAGTCTCGGCCCAGATGATGTCATAGGCCTTGCCGTTATACTGGCCACCTCCAGTCTCCCGACGGAATGATCCGTCTTTGCACTGACCTGGATCAACCAGACGACAACTATGTTCGTTAGGATACGGCATTGGTGCCTTCCTCGGTTTGAGGCATCGTAGAACTCACCTTTTCTTGCTCCCGGCCGCGTTGCTCCACCTGACCTTCCCAGTCTTTACCCTGCTCAGCAGCCAGATCGGCTAGGGTAAAGATGTTGTTTTCCAATCCTTTTATATTGGCTTGCATCTCTTTGACTGGATCGACATGGCCCTTAGCCGGACCGATCCAGGTAGCCTCGGTGTACTCGGCCATTGCTTCATAAAATCCAGGGCCACCAGCTGGCAGCTGTAGCTCACCCCGCAACCAGGCCTCTTCCGTGACCATCCGCCACACCGGCTGGCACAGGTGCCGTTCCAGCCATTTGCGGTGAAGCATATAGACCCGCCAGGCTTCCAGGAGGGCGGCCCGGGCAGAGCTGTAATTTGTCTTGGAAAAATCTTTGGCCACCACCTCATAGGGCAAGCCCACGGAAGTACCGACAGCCCGGATCAAGGTCTCAACGAATCCGTCAAAGGTATTGGATGGCCGCTCGTTTTTGAGCAGGTGGGGCTTCTCCCCGGCATTTCCATACAGGACCTGGCCGGGCTCGATTTCCTGATATTTGACCTCATCTCCGGCCTGGTTGTTGTCCGTGGTCTGAAAGCCTGCCGTGTAGTCGGCTGGGTTGGATTGTTCGACAAAAACAGACAGGCTGGAAGCCACTATGGCGCCCACAAGTTCAAAATCTAGGTAATCGTAGAGATCCTTGAATGCTTTCATGGCCGGAGCCAGGACAGATACACCCCGGACTCGATCCGGTTCCTTTGCCGCAGCATGAAAGCTGTGCAACACACCTGGGCGATGGCCGATCATGGCCGGGTAGCGAGTAAAGTCCTCACTGGATAGATAAGCACGAAGACGGCCCGACTTTGGCGTTGCGATCCAATAACCATTGGGCGAACCCACCCCAGATAATTCCACCCCGTCCCGCAGGTCCTCTCGCTTGCTCATATCGTAAGGCGTTGCCATACGGACCGGATTGAGGGCCTGAAAGGCAAGGCGAACCTGAGATTGACCGGGCAGTGCGTTATCTGAACGCATGGTAGGCAGTATCAGCCATTCCCCATTCATGAACATGGAGTAGGCAGCCAAATATTGAATGTCCTGGAAGTGCAATCTGCCCTGGATGTCCGCGTGCTGGCACCACTTGGACCACACCCATTCGGCCTGCTCGGAAAATTCCTTGGCCTGTGCCTCAGTAATCCCGAGTCGCTTCCACTTGGGCTTGGATTGCGGATTGAGCCCTGTACCTACAACATTGGTGCTTAGTGACTCGATACAGGAAACAGCGTGAGGAGTATTGGCGACCAGATCCTGAGACCGTTCTGTCAGAGTCTCACGTTCCTGGCCTTCGTTGAATCTTGTAAGCTTAGAAACAATCCAGTTGAACAGAGTGCCCTTTTTCTGGCCGCCCTTGCGCTGGACAGGCCCGGCGGTCATGGCCTGCCACTTGGCCCGGCTTTGTAGACGAGAGACGCCACGGGAGGGGGAGATATGCGAGATTGCTTTGTCCAGGAAGGTGGCTTTCATCGCCTGACCCTCCCGGATACGAACTGAGGCCCGGATGTCCCGGCAAGCTTATTTTGCTCGCGCTCAAGGAACGCGAGAGTACGCCGGATCTCGGGTAAATCGGCATGGGTTAAGCGCCGACCGGAGGCGTCTGTGTAATCCTGACCAGAGGCAATAGCCAAGAGGGCGGACTTGTAGGCTGTAATCTGCTCATTAAGTTCTGTGGTGCTCCAAATGCTCATGAGCTCACAAAGAGCACATTACTTGAAGTTTGTCATATAATGGGGGGAAGGTATGGAAGAAATAGAAAAAAAGTTACTGATATTTCAAATTTTGGATCTTTTGGCCAAGGCCTGCGGCATTACGCAGACCTGAATGGATGCGTTCCCGAACAAGGAGATGAGCCCTGGGAGTTTCAGTGGGATCACGATCGATTTGATCGTGACTTTGATTGCCAGGGCAACGGGTACGAGGGGTACGCGGCCGAGACATGGGCCGCATTTATTGGCGAAGCGGTCAGGGCCACAAGAGAGGCAAAGGCAGCATTGGATGAATGGAGGTCATGACCCACACCCCCAAGCCCCTGTCACCCCACGGCAGGGGCTTTCCTCACACCGCTTTCCTCTCTTCCTTGAACCGCCGCAGATCCTCTTCCTCCACCCGCAAGCAGTGCTTTGTCCCCAGCCGTGATGCAGGCAATTCCCCGATCTGGATCAGCTTATAGATCGTCTGCACACTGACTGTTAGATACTTTGCCGCCTGCTTTACATCATAGAGCCGTTCTTGCTGCTGCATACTATCTCCTATTAAACCATGATGGTTTTTTGGGTCGCGTCCTATTCGCCGTAGGAGCTTGGCCTGTTTGCCTAGATGATTGGGATTGCTTGGGCTTGTACTGCGCTGGCTCCCGATATAACTGCAACCCACCGGCAGGCCACTCCGGATCCACCAGGGCATGACAATAGACCTCCGCGTCAAGAAGATGATTCTCTCCCCGGACATGCACCCAATTTTCAATTCCTTTCCGGTCAATCTGCTTCTCTTCAGCGTTAATTTGCCGCGCATAATCTTCCCCAACCCCGCTATGCAGATAAGCAGACTGAGGATCTCCGTTGCCCTCTGTAGCTTTGAGTAGCCGGTAATGGTACAGATCCTTAAGCTGTCCGGTGTCCAGGGATATGATCTGAAGACCTCCGGGTATGGCTTTTCCGCTTGGAGTCTTCTCTAGCGGAGCCCCGGCTTTGATTCTGGTCGCCATAGGTGAACTGGCTCCCTTGACCGGCCAGATGTACTTTCCTCTTTTCCGCTGCTCCCTGGCCCACCAATATACCTCTTCGGTCATGGACATGCCGCCTTCCTGCGCGCCCCCGCCGATGTCAATGGCCGCCCTCCAGATCGGTAGAGACCGAGAACCATCCAGAGAGGGATATGCTGTCTCATGTAGTAATATCTCTAGGTCCTGCCAGGTAGGAGCATGACCGTAATCGATAAGCCATGACGTAAAATCAGGAGCCCAGGCCCGGACCACAAACCAGGCCCCAATCTGTTGATTGTCGATCCCGCAAGTCAACACTACCGCCTCATCCGGGACCGTCTGAGACGGTAAATCCACTTTCGCCTTAAGAATAGCTGATTCGCTAGCCTCAACCGTGACTTGCTTCCAGGGTTCAGCTAAGGAGCTATTGACAAAACCCTGAATCTGTTTGAGATCCCCACTTTTCACCGCGTCGATCCACTCACTGACCAAATTCTCCAATCTGCCACCGGGGAACAAACTGTAAAGACGATTGACATGAAAACCTATCTTACGCACACGAGTTGGTACTTCCGACCTGGGAACCATTCGCCCCTGCTGGATCGCCTGATTTTTTTCTACTGTAGACCACAAACACCCGCATTCTCCGCATTGATAAGCTGCCGCCTCAATCTGTTCACGGGTTGCTTCCCGGCCACCATCCCAGACCACCTGACCGATCTGGTGCCATGTGCCGTCCTCGGCCCTGTACTGGCCCTCTTCTACCCCGGAGGCATACTTGAGCGACCAACGCAGGGGCTGGAATTGGCCGCAATGCGGGCAGGGGACATGCCAGTCATATATTACATCGCAAGTAGCGAGTTCGCGGGCGATTCTGCCGGTGTCCAGTGTAGGGGTCGAGAGCAGGCCGATCTTGCGGTTGGCGAATGTGTTGGTCCGTTCCTTGGCCAACCCAATGGCGTCACCTTCGTTGGTTGTGATCTCGTATCCTGATTTGTCGATCTCATCGCAGCACACGATCCGAAACGGACGGGATGCCAAACGAGCAACCGAGCTTGCCCAGCCGAACGTCAATCGGGCACCATTAACAAATCCAAGCTCTCGTTTTGTCCATTGATCCTTGTCCGGTAGATGTTGAAGCTCCGGAGATTCAAAAAACATAGGTTGTGCCCGGCGGCGACTCATCTCCTGAATGGCTGTATCCTCGTCTGCCAGCACCAACATGATCGAGCTGGGGTCCTGATCGATGAAATACCCCAGGACGTTGAGCATTGCGTCTGTCCCGCCGATCTGAGCAGATTTGCAGAGCACTACAGTCTCCACATCTGGATCTGCAAAGGCGTCCATAATCGGGACCAGGACCGGGACCATGGAGGCCTGATATGGTCCTCGAATTGCCGCATTAGTCAGGACTCTCTTCTGTTCACTCCATTGGGTGACGGTGAGCTTGTCCTTGGGCCTAGCTGTCAGGATTTCATATTCGGACCACAAGCCTTTCACTTTTTTTTGCCCTTTGCCTTAGTGGCCTTTTTCATCTGTGGTTGCTGTTTACAAAATTTGCTATACCGCGTAACTCGCTTAAACATATCCCAGACATGAGCCTCAATTTTTTGGCGCATGGTAGCTTGATCCTGGCCCTCTAGGAGCGGGGGAAGGGCATTGATCAATCCGTAGCAACCGTTCTTGTATTCAGCCATGCGCTGTGCCCATTGCTTGTAGACCTCTTCCTTGGAGATCAAGCTTTCACGGGCCTGACTAACCTTAATCTGTCCCTCTTCAGCCTTACTCCACCAATATTGACGTTTAGCCTCATTGACAGATTCGTCCCCGCCCATCTTGGCGGCCCTCTCAGATGCCAAGTTCTCCCACCACCAGTCGAATACGGCCTTGAGATCCCAGGTGCCATACTTGACTTGTGGACATCCAGCTTTGCGCCAGTCATTGCTTACGCATTTTTGTGTAACTCCAAAAAACCTGGCCACCTCTCCCGTGCCTACCAGCAAAGGGCGGGCTGGATCTGGCTCTGGTCCCGGTTCCTCTTCGTCCTCTTCGCCAAAGTACCGATACCAGAGCCTAGACTCACATTCTTGATAGCCGCCTTTAGCTGCGTCCCAATCTTTTTTCCGCTGAGCTGTAGGCTCCTGCTGATACAGCTTAAGACACTGAATCTGGGCATTATGCAAGACCTTGAGCTCCGCCGCCTCGGATTGGGAGCAGACCGCCATTAATTGATTGAGGACATCAGATTGAGGTATTTGACTAGACATGCTTTTTCCATTCTTCTCTTACAATCTTGGGCACAGCTTTTTCCCAAGATATACGATGGTGAAGACGTGTGGCTTTTTTATTAGCTGTCAACCTTATTACTTTAGAGCACGACGGGGCATACATAATGGTGTAAAAGCTCTTAATATATGTTCCAGAGTCTAAATACATCTCTGTCATGCCTGGCCACCTGGGACTCGGGATGGAGCTTGGCGTTTCGCTCGTAGGGGATGAGGTCGTCTATGGGTCGATATGTGATTTCCATATTTACAAACCCTTTTCGTTTGTGATATACTTTATCTTAAAAATGAGGAGGCAATATGAAACTTGCTATTGTTGGTTCTCGCAAGTTTAACAATTACGAACTGCTGTGCCAAAGCATGCCGGCTGGCATACATGAAATCGTATCCGGTGGCGCCAAGGGCGCTGATACGCTTGCCGAACAGTATGCTGGTGAACATAACTTGCCCATAAAAGTATTCCTACCGCGCTTCCAAGCTGAGCCAGGTGTTGGTTATCATCCAGGCCACTACCACCAGCGCAATCGTCAAATAGCCGAATATGCCGATCACATTCTTGCATTTATGCCCCAAGGTGGTAGTAAGGGTACAAAAAGCACCTTAAATTATGCCAAAAAAATAGGTACGCCATACACTGTTGTTTATTTCTAAATTGTAAGTTCATCAAAGTTTATACCCATATCGT